AGGGACACTTACACTGTTCTGAATCCTTGGGACAAGTTCCAGGTCCATGAAGAAAATATTCCGTTGTCTTAGTTGATACAGTGAAAGAAGAAGGATACTTTTCCTGGACTATAGTTTTACCCTTTACTTCGTAAAATCCGGAAAAAGTCAAATCTCCCTCCTTCAACAAATCAATATCTTCCGATCCAAGAAATTTTGAGAGAATACGTGGTCGATTGGGTACAACAGGGGGAAATGAAACCAAAGCCAAATCAACGGGAGATCCATCTAATTGAAACGTTTGCGAAATTTTACACTGATCAATAGGAATTTTAATTGCAGCTTCAGTGGAATATGGATTCCGAATAATTAAGTACTCTATTGGATCAATATGTGGTGGGTTTAAAATTGTATGTGCAGTTGTAATCATAGTGCGTCCCACCAAAAACACACCATTACTCCTACAACACATACCCTTCCTATCAACGGCTTGAATCCAAACAGAATTATTTAAAAGCACTTGTGTTGTTTGTTCTATCTGAACACGATCGCGTTGAGCATACTTACGTGCGCCAATATGCATCTCAGTTTTACACTCAACCAAACTTTGAGCTAACCGTTGTGATTTTGGCATGCTAGGACCGTTTTCATACACCTTCTGAGCAAATTGTCTGGTTCGAGGAACAGTGGGTTGAGTATCGTATGTTCGCTGAGCATAATTTACAGGACGAACAGTCCGAGGTTGTGTATCATACACTCGCTGTGCATGAGACCTAAAGTTAAGAATCTCATTAGCACAACGAATACAATCATCACTATCCATCGGATTATACGCTATATTGCCAATCTGATCACAGAAGGAACAATTGAACCAACACGTGTTACCAATAACTTGAAAAGCTTCCTGGTACGTGGTAGCAATGAAATTCTGATCAATAAGTTGCAATATTGGACATTGTCCAATAATACGTTGGGCGGTGGGGCGTCCAGAAGATAGTCTGATTTCTTCACGCAAGTCTTCAAGAGTTTCGCGGGACATGCCTTGTTCAAGCAAATCATTGCGAACAGATTTGATTCCCGTGCGTTCCAAAAAGTGATCCAACATATTACCATATTTTGGGTATTGCAAAATCTTGCAAGTGACACATTTGTCACACGGAGAAGTAGCATCAGAAGGTGAGCGATTAAATTGACACCAAGTGTTGCTGTTGTTAGGGGGCTGACTACGAAAAATTCCAGTGCACCAAACACCAAAAAGGGCAGCTGTAGTTGAACAAATGCCAATAAGTATTTTGGAGGTTGGTACACTAGGGAGGTAGTCAATAGTTTTCTGAGCAGCAGAAGAAAAAAAAGATAATATAAATTGAGCAACCGAAAGTAACTTGTTATTCACATGAGTAATGCAAGCTTTAACCTTCGACCACAAACGGGAAAAGGCAGAACTACACTCACTTTTATGCTTATAAAAAATTTCTTTTAGTTTCCCAAGGCGAAGGCGAATATTAAATATGTGAGAGATAGATCCGAAAATATCATCTTCCTCAGCATCAAAATAATCTTCACCCAACTCAACCTCAAATTTCTCTTCAGCAGCGACAGTTTCAATAAATTTATCAGGATTAAAAATTCTATCAAATTGATCCAGAATTTGTTGTTCAGTTGCAGGGGGCTCGGGAGTTTCTATACCAGCTTCCTTGCGAATAGCATTAGCAAGTGCTACACTTTCAGTTTTTCTTCGTTCATTTTCACTTACAAAGAAATCCCAAAAATCGTCAAACTTTAAACTATTCTTCCCAGGAATATAATTTATCTCAGCATTTCCAGTCTGCTTGTTATGAATAAC